GTCAGCGGCACTCAATAACTTCCTACGGCGTGAGTTGAACATGTGGGTGCAGGGCGAGGTCAAATGGATGCCAATGGATGAATGGCGCGCCTGCGCTGGCGACGTGCCTGCATTGGAGATGCCTGCGCGCCTCAAAGGAGCAACGTGTTACGGCGGGCTCGATCTATCCAGCACATCAGATATCACAGCCTTTATTATGGCATTTCCCGCCGAAGATGATTACATCGATGTAGTCTGTCGCTTCTGGATCCCAGAAGACAATATGCTCATCCGGACCCGTGACGATGGCGTGCATTATCAGAAGTGGGTTGAGCAGGGTTATATCGTAGCCACGCCAGGGAACGTGATCGATTACGACTGGATCTTCGAGCAGATCGAAGAAGATAGAAATAACTTTGATATTAACAAAAGCGCCTTCGATCGTTGGGGAGCGGCGCGTGTGGTGCAGGTGCTTGAAAAGAAAGGCATGACAATGGTGCAATTTGGACAAGGCTTTGCCAGTATGAACCCGCCCATGAAAGAGGTTGAACGTTTAGTACTCTCAAAGAAAATCCGCCACGGCAATAACCCAGTGCTGACCTGGATGGCAGACAATCTGGTCGCACGCATGGATCCAGCCGGAAACATCAAACCGGATAAGGATAAGAGTCGCGAGAAGATCGACGGCATGGTGGCGTTGATCATGGCGCTGGACCTGACATTACGGCGAGATACCAACGAGGATATGAGCGCGATCTTGGCAGCAGGTTGGGGGATGTAATAGCTTGACTTCCTTTGGGTTCGGCGGCACCCTGTTGGCAACAAGGAGATAACCATGCAACCACAGACGAAAGAAGATTCACTGCAAAAGTATGAAGAAAAACAGGCTGAGATTAGGAAGCTGCTGAAGCAAATTGAAGTAGGCTTGCAACAGCATGACCGCAACGCCAGTGGGCAGGGTGGACATCACTGGGGGCACGTGGGCGATCTGGCAAGCATCGCCAGCACATTGACCAACATACGCGATCAACTGCATCACACAGGCGAATATGCCAGAGTGTTATAATATGAGCATGGAAAATGAATTTGACATTGAGTTATCAGATGAAGCGAAAGAACAATTAGTAAAGTTGGCTCTCGAACTTAGAGAGAAGATAAATGTTTTATATGATGTTCTTGTCGAGATTGTCCAAAAGTGTTTGGAAGTAGCGAGAGCCTTTGCCGAGCAATTGGGACGATTCTTCCTGAAAATGCAATTACTGGAGTGGCGCGTGCCTATGCCTGTGGCTGATTTTATTTCGCAAAAGATTTATTGGTTTTGGGCTTTCAAACTAGGTTTCAATTGGTTCGAGCGCAGGATGGCAATGATTGAATAGCTTGAAAAATTAGAACACATATTCTAAAATTGAAATTGATAAGCGCTTGGGTGCCCCCCTCACCCCGGCGCTTATCGTTTTTTTGTGCTTGACATTTCAATTTCCAAGACTATAATTAGAACAGTTGAATAAATAAACGCAGTCCTGGTGTAGACCGGGACGCCAGTCGGAACCGATGCGCCCGACGACTCATGTGAGTCGTCGGGCGTTTTTGTTTCCCCACGAAAGGCTTGGTTTGGAAATTCAGCTCGCAGATTTCATTCGTACATTGCGCAGGATGGGAGATTTACATTCACCCACTACTGAAGATCACGCTGTCCGTGTGCGTGATTTTTCGCTGCGTATCGGGGAACGTTTGAAGCTCGACGATCAGCAAATGCTTTTGCTGCGCTATGCCGCAGATGGGCATGATATCGGCAAGATCTTTATTGACCCACTCATTATATATAAACCCGGCAGGTTGAATAAAGCACAGCGCGGGCAGGTGGAGAAACATCCCGAGCTGGGATATGAGTCTGTCGAGTTCGCAAAGTTACCAGAAGAAATCACATTGACCATTCTCTGCCATCATGAACATTTCGATGGCAGTGGCTATCCAAGACAACTCAAAGGCGAAGAGATCCCGTTGTTCGCCCGCATCGTGACGGTCGCAGATGTATGGGATGCGCTGAACTCTGACCGCCCCTATCGCAGTGCCTACAGCGGCGTGAAAGCGCTCGAGATCATGAATCAATTTGCGGCGTGGTTCGACCCGAAGCTCTTTGTCATCTTTTTGGAAATCGTGCGAGGCAATGAGTCGTAACTATGAATGCCAAGACCAATGGAGTCATCGAAAAGATCGATGCATTGTTGAGTGATGATGAAAGCTTTACCACACGCACTGGTTTACGTTTTATGACAAGCGTGATGCGTGATGCCCTGATGGTGGTCGGTGAGATCGCTGAAAAAAATGGACAGGTGAATACCCGGTTGGGTGAGATGGATAAGGCTTTTTCAACATTCATGCAACAGCAGACGAAGAAAGAGGCTGTTGCTGAAGAAGAACGCAAGAAGTGGCGTTGGGCGATCATCGCACCCACTATAGGAATCGTGCTGGCAGAAATTGCCAGATGGATATTTCGTTGAAAGGAAATCGATATGGTTGAACAATTAGTACCAGGTGAATATACATCCTTGGTAGATTTGATAATCCGCAAACAAATGGATACTCAATCCACTACAAATCAGGCAGGTATCTACACACGCAACTTGCCCTTTGTGGTCTTCGAAGTGTATCCCGAAAAGAACGGCATTGTCTGGGGACGAGTCAGCTCCAACACTGGCAGCGGTGAATCTCGCTATGTTGGTCTGCGAGTTGCAAACAACTTAAAAGCACATCTGGAAAAGGCATTTGAAACAAAGCCGGTGGGCGATGCTCTGGCGAATGCAATTGTTTTGTTGGCGAATGCGGTCACTGCGTTGACGATTGAGATTCGCATGCAGGCAAAATAGTGCTCAAAAAAGTGCGTGCCTTCGTTCGCAAATATTCTGAAGACCTGCTATTCCTGGCAGGTTGTTTAGCGATTGTGATCGGATCGTATCAGATCAACCCGTTGGCAGCCTGGTTTGTGGGCGGCGTGGAATGTTTGCTGGCTGGCTTTTTGCTGGCATGGAGTAAGCGCAAATGATTCTGAGTAAAGCATTCTCGCGTAAACAGACAATCGTTCCGGTCAAAAACGCAATAACGACCGAGGGTATCTCAACGACTGAGTTGATCAATACCCTCGGCATGGCAACCGGCTCCGGGCAAATGGTCACGCCCGAGAGTTCAAAGAATGTGGCGACTGCTTATCGCTGCGGAAACATCCTGAGCGACGATCTTGCCAAGATGCCGCTGCAGGTCTATGTGAGTCGCCGCACGGGTGAGATCGAGCGCCAACGTCCTGATCCATTCTTACGGAACCTGGCTTGGATCCTGGAGCGCCAGCCCAATCGCTGGTGGACTCCCTTCCAATTCAAAAAGCAGGTCGCACAGTGGCTGATCTACTGGGGCAATGCTCTTGTGTGGCAACCACCTACCTATCCCCGCGAACATTTCATCTTGCCTGCAAATGTGACCTACCCCGTGTTCGATGCAAACGGCGAGTTGTGGTATTGCACCCGCTTCCGCGGCGACAATCATCAATCATATCTACCAGCGGTGGAAGTAGCGCATTTCCTGATCAATCCCGACGAGACTGGGTTCAATGGCCGTGGCGTCATCCAATATGCCCGTGAGACCATCGGTCGCCAGCTCTCTGCCTACGCCTCCCAAAATTCCCTTTTCAAAAACGGCTTATCTGCAGCAGGCATCTTATGGCTCGCAGGCGATTCAGCTCCGGAAGTACGAAAAAAAGTTCGCGAGATGTACGAAGAAGTGATGAGCGGCGAGAGCAACTCGGGGCGCATTGCCGTTCTGGACAAGAAGGTCACTCAATTCCAACCCGTGACGATGCAGCCTAAAGATATCCAATTCCTGAGTTTGATTCAGGATAACGATATCGCGGTCATGAATTATTTTGGCATGCCCAGCTACAAACTCAACACCGGTAAACAAGCCTACAACTCCAATGAGCAGAATAATCTCGATTACCTCTCCACGACGTTGGATCCCTACCTGGTGCAGTATGAACAGGTGGGCACCTCGACCTGGCTCTCGCTCGAGGAGCAGGGCTATACCTATCTACGCTTTGAACGCTCGGCACTCTTCCGCACCGATGCCAAGAGTCGCGGCGATTATCTCAATGCTTCCATTCAGAACATGCGCATGACCCCGAATGAAGCGCGCCAGGTCGAAGACCGTCCAGCCAGTCCTGATCCAGCTGCCGATAAGCTCTACCGCAATAGTGCCAGTGTGCCGATCGATCTTAACCCAGGAGTGAAAAATGTCTA